AAGACTGCCAACACTAACAACTGGCCGTATCTGGAGGTCAATCCAGACGTTACAGACGGTCAAGGCTCTGCCCTGCCACTACCCCAGCGGGCACAGCCTCCGATGGCCTCTAGCGGCCTTCTACAAGCTAAGGCAGGCGCTGCTGAAGACATTAAGGCAACTACAGGCCAATACAACGCCAGTTTAGGCATGGGCAGCAACGAACGCTCAGGCAAAGCCATTCTTGCGCGTCAGCGTGAAGGCGATGTGGGCACGTATCATTATGGTGACAACTTGGCCCGTGGCGTACGGCATATTGCCCGTCAATTGATCGACATGATCCCGAAGATTTACGACACACAGCGTATTGCCCGAATCATTGGCGAAGACGGCGAAACGAAAATGGTCAAGATCAACCCGGAACAGCAAGAGCCGGTCAATAAAATCGAAGACCAAGACGGCATTGTGATTGAGAAGATTTACAACCCCGGCGTAGGTCGGTACGACGTTGTGGCTACCACTGGCCCCGGCTATGCAACCAAGCGCCAAGAAGCCCTTGAAGCTATGGCTCAGTTGCTGCAAGGCAACCCGCAGTTGTGGGCAGTGGCAGGCGACTTGTTTGTCAAGAACATGGATTGGCCAGGCGCTCAGGAAATGGCTAAACGCTTTGCCAAGACCATTGATCCTAAGCTGATGAGCGACGGTGAAGACAATCCAGAACTGCAAGCAGCGCAGCAACAGATGCAGGCGATGGCTCAGGAAATGGAGCAGATGCACCAGATGATCCAGAACGTCGGCAAATCCATCGAAATGCAAGACTTGCAGCGCAAAGAATACGAAGTCGAAATCAAAGCATATCAGGCCGAAACACAGCGCATTTCAGCGGTTCAAGCAGGCATGAGCGAACAGCAGATCCAAGATATTGCTATGGGCGTAGTCGCTGCGGCGCTAGAATCACGCAATGAAATGAACGGGATGCCTGAAATGCGTGAGGAAATGGGTGAGCCAATGCAACCTGAACAACCGATGCAGACCCAGATGGGCATGGAGCAACCACAATGAAATGCGCTGACTTTCTAGGTGTTCTATTTTTGGCTCGGGATGTGGCGCATAGCGTTCACTTGAACACACGCAGCTTTTCAAAACACTCTGCGCTCAACATCTTTTATGACAAGATCATTGACGCGGCTGATGACTTCGCTGAGTCCTACCAAGGTAGGCATGGCTTGATTGGCTCTATCACATTACAATCAGCCAAGAAGACTAACAATATCATTGAGTTCTTGGAAGATTCGCTCAAGCAAATCGAAGATGCTCGATATGAGGTTGTTGACAAGTCTGATATGTCATTGCAACAGTTGATTGACAACATCATTGAAATTTATCTTAGAACTCTGTACAAATTAAGGTTTTTAGCATGACTGTAAATCTTTCATCGCTTGCTGGCGCAGGAGCGCAGTTCTTCGACAATAACGGCGTTATTTTGTCGGGCGGCAAGTTGTATTCTTACGCTGCGGGAACAACTACGCCGAAAACTACCTACACTAGCGCGTCAGGTTCTACAGCGCACACTAACCCAATTATTCTTAATTCTGCTGGCCGCATAGCAACCGGCGAAATTTGGTTAACCGCTGGAATCGGCTACAAATTTGTTCTTAGTACTAGCACCGATGTAATTTTGGTGACTTGGGACAATATTGATGGAATAAACGACATAAACGCATCCGACATTACTGTTGATTATCGCAATGTTGGCATGAACGTGCAAGAGGCATTTGATGATGTGTCTGATGAAATCGACGCTTTGCAAAATGAAATTGATAGCGCAAACAAAGTTAACTATAACTGGATGGGATTTTTTGAAACATGGCAGAACGGTCAAGCTTTTAAAGTAAGAACAGGCGCTCGTGAAATCGGATGCAGCGGCGCAACTTTTGCTCGTATCGGGTTTGCAGATGACAACGTGACAATGCTTAACGTCAAGGGCATATATCAACCTTCTGGCATTCGCATCCAGCGCAATAATTTAAACGTAAACACAGCATCTGCAACGATGGTAATGAACCTAACGCAGACAGAAACTAAGCCTTTGCTGGGGCAGAACATCTGTTTGCAGCTTCATGCACTCAAAGCGGCTGGCTATAGTGGAACATTCATCAATGTGCGTCTGCAATATTCCAAAGAACCCCAGCAGCCGATTGTTTTGGCTGATGGCACATACACCAGCGGTCATGTGGTGCTTGTAGATGATGACTTCACATTGACCACAAGCATGACTGCAAAAGACAGCCCGTATTTCATCACCGGGTTGCTTCCATCCGACGCGATTCAAGTTGCAATGGTTGTAACAGTGCCTTGGACTGGTGCTGCTGGCGTAGAAGATTTTGTCGATGTTGAAGGTTGTTTTTTAACTGTTGGCACTGTGCAATCTGGCGTCATTAATCAAACCTTTAATGACTTGATTGTTAAAGCCAAAACGCGCTATCAAACAACATATCCGTACACGGCCCCTCGTGGCGCAACTACCAAAGCTGGTTCAATGCGCGTTGCTGCGATCAATACTGACCCAATAAACGCCGTTATATCATCTGTTAGGTTTGATCCACCAATGGCAATCATCCCGCAAGTTTTAATGCAGTCTCCGTTATCAGGCACTGAAAACCGATGGGAAAACGAAACAACTGGTGTTTTTGTTAACGGATTACCTTACAACTTGAGCGATCAAGGCGTCACATTACAGAACAACGGCGCCGTCACAGCAGGCGATGTTCTTTTATGCCATTGGACTGCACGTTGCATATTTTGAGGAAATAAAATGACTGTTACCATAGCCCTTAAACGCGAATTTGAACTTATTGCTACTGACTCCGGTGGAGATCCGTGCATCTTTCCCCGTGATCCTGCCAATCCAGTTTTTGTTGACGCGTTCGCGTTCAAAACAAAAATTATTGACGACACACAGCCAACCCGTTATTTGGCTTTTCCTTTTGTAGTAAAAATCGGCGCATCGCTTGTCGGCATTTTTTCAGAAAGTGATTCTCATGCTAGTGGCTCAAGCCAATACATGATTCGATCAGACGATGATGGCGAAACTTGGAGCCAAGTTCAATTTTTTGACAATGCAGCCCCAACTGTTTACAACACATCCCTGCTGGCTTCTTTGTTGGCGGTTGGCGACGCTGTTGTCCTAAAAGTTTGGACAATTAAAAACGTGGCAGGCACTTTGACCGTTACAGTGCAAAGTACAGGTACGCTTGGAGGAAATACTTACGCACTGTGGTCAAAATCTATCGCAGGCGCAGGCGGTAATTTATGGCGCACTGGCTATGGCGTTGTTGCTGGAATAACTCAAACAGCGTTATTTCAATCAACTGATGGCGGTGTGACTTGGACTGGCGTGTCCGTTATGTTTTCTGATGCCGCTAAAAATTTCAATGAAGCCGATATTGTTTATCTCAATGGGACTAGCTGGCTGTCGTTGGTTCGAGAAGACTTATCGTCATCGCTTTTTAATTCGGTGTATTACAGCACCAGCGTTGATAATGGCGTAACATGGAGTGCGGCGGTCTTGCTTGACCAAACTAAAGTCAATGGACGGCAACCAAATTTAATAAAAACAACCGACGGAAATATTGTTTTTTCAAGTGGAGATCGTAAAACAGGAAGCTCTGGTTACTCGCCTGACGGTACTATTGTTCCTTACGTTTACGACACGACTGGCATTACGGTTTACGGAAAACCATTGGTGCTTTTGGGTGCAAACCCGATGCTCACGTTTGGAGCGCCCGGCACCACAGTAATTCGTGTAACCCAATCTGGTCACGGTTATACAACCGGCGATGTTGTTTTTATTTATGGCGCAGTTGGTTTTGATGGCATTCCAACAGCAGAATTAAATGGTTTGAAAACCATCACAGTTGTTAGTACAAGTATATACAGCTTTACAACAACCACGGGTGCAACTGCTGGTAGTGTGGCAGGTGGCGGTAGCGCAATCAATCTTTACAATATTACTAAGTGGGGATTTAGGACGCGCATTGCAGGCATGTTTAGCTCCGATGGCGGTCAACCATACAGCAATGAGATTTCAACAGCAAATAACGTAAACACTGTTTTTTATCATCGCCGTGCTGTGAATGAAAATCCAATCATTGCAAGTGCTACCTTTTTTGCTCCTAACCTGTGAGGCTGATATGGATAACTGCGAAATTCTTGAAATTACTGGCAACACCATTCGTTGCATCTGCTTGATTACAGGTCAAATATTTGAGGTAAAACTTAATGGCTAACAGATTCTGGGTTGGCGGATCTGGAACGTGGGACACTACTTCTACTGCAAACTGGTCGGCTACAACAGGCGGCGCAGGCGGCGCGTCTGCGCCAACTTCGGCGGATCAAGCTATTTTTAACACGCTGTCAGGCGGGGGTGTTGTTACCTTAAGTGAAAACGTAACAGTTCAGTCTTTTTTACCCAGCGGGTTTTCTGGAACAATTGACTTTGACAGCAATATCGTTAGCGTAGCTGGAAATGCTTTGTCTGTTTACACGGGTAGCACATCTCACGCCATGACAGGAAACCCACGAGTCAATTTAATTTATGTAAACGGGGCGGGGACGCGCACAATTACTGCCGGTGTTGGCGTAACAGAAGCCAATGCCGTTAGCTTTAATGTCGTTTCTGGCAGCGACATTGTTAGCCTGAGCGGCAATGGTTCTCGTTTGATGAGCCTTACATTTCAACCTGCGTTTACCGGCAGCTTCACCCGCGCCAGCAGTAGTGGTCTATTTGGCAGCTTAACCCTGCATTCAGGCATGACGTTTACCGCAACAGCTAACACGTTTACGTTTGCAGCAACAACGCCACAGACAATTACAACTGGCGGGATAACAGTTGATACTACTTTGCAATTTAACGGAATTGGCGGCGTTTGGTCTTTACAAGATGCGTTTAACCACGGTGTAACAAGATCGCTAATATTTGTCAACGGAACTATTAAGCTAAAAAATAGCGTTACCAGCACAGTTGGCGTTTTTGTTACCAGCGGGGCAACACAGAAATTTTTACAGTCAACACTCGCAGGCACACAGGCAACATTGTCGCAAGCCAGCGGTACAGTAAGCTCCAGCTATCTGACAATCAAAGACATCAACGCCACTGGCGGGGCGACATGGCAAGCGTTTACTACTAACAACAACGTGGACGCAGGCAATAATAGCGGTTGGGACTTTTCGTTCCAGCTTGGTCGATACATTTACACTCGGCGCAAGAACAAGCGCATTCTTCCTTAAGGATTTACTATGTCAGAAACTACAGCTTTTATTCAAAACGGCGCAACGCAATTGTTTCTTGCTGCCGTTACGCCGCCTACGGCTTTGCAAGTGCTGCCTACGTTTACGTCCGGCTCGCGCCCGAGAAATCAATTTCGTTTAGTTAACGCTGGAACTAACAACGTATTTTTAGGCGCAGGCCCGACAGCAGCAATTGCAGCCGCTAACGCTGCCGTAGTTACGGCTAACGGCAACGCAGTTCCTTTATTGCCCGGTGCGGTAGAAGTTTTTAGTTTCCCGCCTAACTGGTATTTTACGGCTAGCACTGCTGCCGATACATCAACAATTTATATTACGCCCGGCGAAGGGCTATAATTCGCAAAACATTACCGGCGATGTTCACCGGGGAGTCTAAGGATTCAATGACATGACTGAAGAAGTCGAAAACCTAGCGGTTACACCCGTGCCAGAAACAGAAGCAACGGCTGCTTTTGAAGCTGTAGTTGAAACGCCGGAAGTAGTTGAAGCCAAAACTTTCTCGCAAGAGGAAATGGATGCAGCTATTGGAAAACGCCTTGCAAGAGAACAGCGTAAGTGGGAACGGGAACAATCGAATCGTCAAGCAGAAATGCAGACGTTGCGTGCGCCAGCTAATCTTTCTATCGACCAGTTTGAATCTACTGAAGCTTATGCCGACTCGTTGGCACTTCAAAAAGCCGAAGAACTAATCGCTAAGCGAGAATCAGCTAAGCAGCAATCGCAAGTTCTTGAAAGCTATCACGATTTGGAAGAAGAAGCACGGAGTAAGTACGACGACTTTGAACAAGTTGCCTACAACCCCAAGCTGACAATTACAACGTCGATGGCTGAAACAATCCAGTCTTCGGACATTGGCCCTGAGTTAGCTTACTACCTCGGTTCCAATCCCAAAGATGCGGAGCGTATCTCACGAATGACGCCACTCGGTCAGGCACGAGAGATTGGTCGTATTGAAGCCAAATTGGTTTCAGAACCTCCGACAAAAAGAACCACGTCAGCGCCTCAGCCTATTTCACCTGTTACAGCACGATCCGTTGGATCGCCGTCTCATGACACTACGGATCCTCGGTCTACCCAGACTCTGACGACTTCGCAGTGGATTGAAGCGGAACGTGCTCGGCAGATGAAGAAGTATGATTCGCAGCGTAACCGCTAATTTTTAAAAGGACTTTATAATGGCTAACTCAATCCTTACGATTGACATGATTACCCGCAAATCGCTGGAAATCTTGGAAAACAACTTGGTAATCACCCGCAACGTAAACCGTCAGTACGATGACAGTTTTGCAGTTTCAGGCGCAAAAATCGGTTCCACTTTGCGTATCCGCTTGCCGGATCGTGCATTGGTTACTGATGGTGCTGCTCTGCAAGTGCAAGATGACAACGAGCAGTTCACTACTCTGTCTGTTGCAAACCAAAAGCACATCGGCATTAACTTCACTTCTGCCGAACTGACAATGCAGTTGGACGACTTTGCAGAACGTGTGCTTAAGCCACGTATTTCGCAATTGGCTTCCAGCATTGACGCTGACGTTGCAAACGCTTACCGTACCATTGGTAACACCGTTGGCACGCCAGGTACGACTCCTTCGACTTCTTTGGTCTTGCTGCAAGCCCAACAAAAGCTGAATGAAAACGCTGCGGTTATGTCGCCACGTTACGCTACCGTCAACCCTGCCGCTAACGCTGGTTTGGTTGAAGGCATGAAAGGTCTGTTCAACCCAACAGACACGATCAGCAAGCAGTTCCGTAACGGCATGATGGGCACTGGTGTTCTGGGCTTCGAAGAAGTCAACATGAGCCAGTCTATCAAGCAGCACATCACCGGCTCGCGTAGCGCAAGTGCATCCACCTTGGTTAAAACCCCCGGCGTTACCGCTGAAGGTGCTACCACGATCCTGTTGGAGCAAGGCTCTGTAACCACCGTCATTAAAGCTGGCGACGTGTTTACGGTCAGCGGCACTAACGCGGTCAACCCACAAACTCGTGAAACCACGGGTTCCCTGTTCCAGTTCGTTGCTTTGGTTGACGCCACTGCTGTGTCTGGCACTTGGACTGTGACGGTTGCACCTATGTACTCGGCGTCACACGCGCTGGCTACTGTGGACGTTCTGCCTGCAA